TTGCTGATAAGTTAGGTATCCTCAATATATTAAACTCACCGCTTGTTATCTTACTTGCCGGTAAGTTCGGTATTCTGGCGGCAGAAAAATAACCGCTTGTTATCTGACTTGCCGGTAAGTTCGGTATTCTTGCCGTAGAAAATTGATCACTTGTTATCTTTAATGCCGACATAGACGGTATCTGTGCAATATCCAAGATACCCGAAGTAATATTCTCTGCTGAATGAGAATGACTTTTTGGTGGATTTTCAGCCGTAACGTCAGCCCCTGACTCAATCGATGCAAGTTTTGCAAATTGGTTGGGACTCATAAAACCATGCGATCCTGATGTTGCTAATGCATGACTGGCGCCGCCTGCTCCTTTATGACCTATTAATTCTGAAACATCAAGACCATCAACTGTTTCACCGGCTGAAAGAGTAATACTGCCATCTGTTATAGCAACATTTACACCAATAGAAACGCCTGTTAATACGCCTTCTCCATCCCTTGTATTCACAAAGTTATAAACACTTACAAGAAAATCCCTTATATCCTGTGCTGAGATATTCCCCGTTGTATTGTCGGCAAGAAGTGCCTGTAATTGCTCAAGTGTGCGTATTGTATCTGACATTTTTTATATCTCCTCAACTAAGGGCAAAAATACCATCATCATCATTTATATTTATCTTAAAAGTTCCTTCAACAACAATTTTATTTTCTTCAAAATCAAAAACGCAAACAAGTGGGTCTACAACAGGAGATGTAACAGTATCATCATAAATAACAAGATATCGTGCGGTTATTGTAGCATTTGTCCATATAATATCACTTGCACCGAATATCATTGTTGATAATTCTCCGCTTTTATGATTCCATGTTTTGCTCAATGTTGCCCCGCCAGCTGAGTACCCGTCTCCCGATATTTCATCGCCATCAATATCAGCTTTAACTTTGTGGGTAGATACTGGACTGTAATCACTTGTTAAAAGCATAGCTTTAAAAATATCGTTATCTAAATCAATTGTACCATCTGCCATGTACTCTTTAAAATAGTCATAAACTAAATTAGCCATTATTATTCTCCTTAGTATTGTAAATGAGGAAAAGCATTGCCAAATGATTGATCAAATTCCGTTTTTCCCCCCAACCAAACATATATGTTAAATAGTGTTATTGATATCGACTGACTTTCTAAAGTTTCTATGGTTAAAAAATTCATTGTGATTGGAAACAATTCTATTTCTAAATTTTGTGAATCCAGATTTATTTCTACATTCTCGGGTATGTAAAAAAGTATCTCATGTTTTTCTTGGTCGTATTCTGTTTTTATAGACTTTTTCTGTTCCAGACTAAGTGAATTGTAAAGGTTATTAATCGGCTCACTTATCCTTAGTTTCTCCGTCGGTGTCATATCAGATTCAGCGAGATTGTTCGGAGATAACCTATAAATACCGTCAAAATCACACACATATAAGTTATCGAGAACTTCTATGAGTCCTTCTTCCGCTATATTCCCGATGTTATGAACAGATTCGTAAATTGTGTATGGAGTTGTTTTTGTATTTATACAGATAATTGCCTGTTCTTTTGTAAATACGGGTTTACCGAATATTTCCGCTAATCCTGTTATCGAACCACCCTCACGATCGGCAATGTATCTAACATTAGAAACCGGAGTAACATCAAGTTGTCCATATTCCGAATAGCTTATCCAATCCCAGTGTATTTCACCCTTGCCTCCAGGATCGAGAACGATATATCCTTGCCAAAGCCGACCATTTATAACTTTTGCATATTTACCATTAACTTTTATGGATTGTGGTATGCCTTCAACATAAAGAGGATGTTCTATCCCTTCGAGGAGTCCGGTATCGTAGAATGTGTAATCAACATCATTACCGTTTTCTTCAACGATATAGTTACCGATGGCTGGACATAAAGCTTTCCAAGGTCTGGGATCATCGTAATCCCCTGTTTCACCTATAGTTTCACCATAAAATCCTATTGCTTTACCGCGATTCATGGTAATTATTCTTAAATATGAATTAAGTTCATCATCTTTGAAATAGAGTACACCGCCAACAAGGCTGCTAATACCCAAATCATCATCAACTATTACACAACCACTTTTTATAGAACCGCCATATCCTGCGAATGCGCCCGATTCACCGCTCTTTAAAGGCGTTTCCGGATAACCGCCACCGCTATCGTGGAACAGTTCCCATTTTGCATCCCAATAATAAAACAAAACACTGGGAGACGATATTTTGAAAATACCGGGTACTATATCAGAATATATTGTATGATCAACCCAATTAGGAGGATCAACAGTAGTATAGTGTAATCTTAATTTATATGTTCCTGTTACTCCTAAACTGTAATCTTCAAGTCCTGGTATATAAATGGCTTTTTTCCCATTGTAAGCGCAATTTTGATCATTTTCGTATACTTTCCCCGATTCCCTCAGAAAGTCAATTGAATGTATTTTCCTGTAAATACCATCTTGCGTTGCATCAACGTCATATCCATCAGCCCTGTATACATTCATCGAGGTAATACGTTTATTATGACTTGCCTTTGTTATTGAAAAATCGAGTTTTAAGAACTTATCCGTGCCGAAATAAACGGAGAATACGTCTGAAAGAAGCGATTCCTGAATACCATCGTAGACATAGGAAAATCTATAGTATTTCACTTCGTCTGTAAACGGTGCTTTATTATAACCACCGTCAATTTGTGTGGGTGAAAAAGTGATCTCAGGTTTAACAATCTCTGTGGGATAATCATAGAATTTTGTTGTGGGATCATAGATACCATCAAAAAACTCACGGTCAATATGCCCAAGCCAGACACCTTTTGCTTCTACTGAACCAAATTTACTTGCATTTCCAGGTAACATTCTTGCAATTCTATCGTGATGTATTACCGGATTACGCCTATAGCAGTGATAATAATTAACGTCATTAAAACAATCTGTAAATTCCGTAATATTATTAATCACAACCCATGAACTACCATTGTAACCATATACTGTAATTTGCCTTGAACTCGGATTAACTTTAATAATGATATAAAGTTTTTCATCGGCGATTTCATCATGGCTATAAGTAAAAAGATTCTTCACATAAGGTCTAATAGCATCCGATATTTTTTCACCATATCCGAAAGTCTTAACTAATTTACCATGCAACGACCGTAAGTTTTCCTGTTTTGTTGAATAAGCTTGGTCGATATCTTCCAAATCAGCGTTGGTAAATAAGCTTTTAAATTCTCTTATGTCAATAATTTTAGGCAATATTATTATCCTTTATTACGTGTTAAGATACTGTGTAGTGTTTATCGGAAATTCATCTTCAGTATCTTCTCTAAAGTGTTCAACATCATATTCAATCGAATCAGAAGGAGCGCTCACTAAGTTTAAAGTTTCGATGGCTTTCAAGGCGCTTTCATACGCTCTTGCTGCCTCTTTTGTTTTGTCAACATAGTTTTCACAAGAAATACCGATTATTATTGTTTTTACTGACTCATCAAGTTCACAGTCAACGTTATTGATAGAATTGGCGTACAATTCCATCTTGACCGGCTCCCGCATATAATAAAGGTCTATAGTTTGACCCTCATAAGGCTCAACATAGATTTTATTACCCCTGAGATAATAAACAGGTTTTTCGGCTGTGAATACCTTGTTTAAATCAATGTATTTTCTGTATTCATGGAACGATATTCTGCTGCAGAATTTACCACCGGTTAATCTTACACCATCAATGCCCTTATTCTTATGAAATACAGGATTGGCGAGTAGCGATAAATCGAAAGCACCGCTTGAATCAAGTGTTTGTGCTAATAACGGTACATCGAGTTCCTCTAAAACATGACGGTTCAGTATTGTAAGAGCTTTATCCTGAGCGTCATTGAGCATTAATACTTTTTCGGATAGTCCGAGTATTTTGTGTTTAACATCGTCAAGATATATTCCAAGTAATGATAACATTTCTTCAATGGTTTTTGTAACCATTGCCGTTGTTACTATCGGCTTGATATTGAATAATACACTTTCCCGAATAGGTAAACCGGAACCGAGAGAAGAATCATAAGTGCCGTCGAAAATAAATACTCTCTGGCTTGAGAAATAACTGCCGTTGATTTCGAGATCATCACCGGACAGCACAACATCCTCTGTACTATCCGGTGATAAAATGACGACATCTTCTCTGCTATTAACAATGTTGCCGGATAAATCCTTTAGGCCCCATTTTAATGTTACCGGAATGACGGCAGCACTATTTTCATCAGTGAAATTACCGGTAATTACATACGTCCCCTGTTCGACAGCATCGGGTTTGAGTCCGTTCATATTTAAACCTCATCAAGTGAGCGTAAAAATTCCATTTGCATGAAACTGAATTGTAAAAGTTCCTGCTGTAACCGATTTGTCAGTGCCAAAATCAATAAGACAAACGAGCGGATCTAACGGAGAGGTTGGAGTATCATCATAAATAACCGCATACCGTGCCGTGAAAGTAGCGCTTGTCCAGGATACATCAGTTGCATCGAGTGTTACTGTCCCCGAAGATTCTGTCCATGTAACATTCTGTAACGTCGCCCCGCCGGCTGTATAACCAGTTCCCGAAATCTCATTTGTAACATCAGCTTTTACGCTGTGTGTTGCTGCCGGTGTATATGTACTTGTCGTCAGCATGATCTTGAAAGTATCATTATCCAAGTCCATCGTACCATCAGCCATGTACTCTTTAAACTTATTGTAGATCAGATCAGCCATTGTGAACCTCCAAAAAGAAAGCCCGAACCGCACTCCGTCATGGAGTAACTGATTCGGGCTTCAAATGATCCTGCGAATTGCAGGTATTTTAAGTAACCGTGAATTATATATTAAAAGCTATTTATATTCCCATTTAACCTCCTGTAAATACAATATTTGGTTTCCTTGCCGTTATAATTATATCAGGTTTCCTTGTTACAAACGTGCATTTTAGCAATCTATATGCGGGTAGCAGAATCGGTAATTGCGTTAATATTATTTCCTGAGTTTCTGATGAAAGTATCTGATCCGCTGATAATGATGGACTGTGCTGAGTTAAACTAAGAGACTGTGTATTGACAGGATATTTAACCTCTATGATTGAAGCGTTTTGGGTAAGGCTTATACTCTGCCCTGATACCTCTAATACAGGCGAAATAACAAGTGATATTTCATTTAAAGTGAGTGTTAAAGTCTGCGTATTCGGAGTTACTTCTTGATAAAGTACAAATGATGGGCTGTGTTGCGTAAGTGATATAGACTGTGCATTTACAGAGTATTTAACCTCTGTAATTGGGGCATTTTGGGTAATGGAAATAGAAAATGTTTCAGGTTGTAGAGTAAAGTCTATGACTACTGACGGAGCGTACTGTGTTATTGACAGAGTCTGCTCATCCGCTTCATGAGTGAACGAAATCTTAATTGAAGGAGTTTTTTGAGTAAGCGCAATAGAAAGAGTATCGGTTTGTAAAACAAAATCACTTTTTACTGTTGAAGCGTACTGTGTTATTGACAGAGTTTGACAATTAGCTGATACGGGCTGAATAGTTGAAACTGCTGGACTATTCTGTGTCAATGATACAGTTTGTACCGAAGCAGAAAGAGTAAAGTCCACTTTTTGAGTTGAGTCATTCTGCGTTAAATTTATTTCTTGAGTATTCGGACTGAAAACACCCTCAGCGTAAATAGTAGGTGAATACTGAGTTAAGCTAATATTCTGCAAATTTGCCTGAAACAGTAATCCAGCATATATATTTGGACTGTATTGTGTCAATGAAAGAGTTTGGGTACTTGGAGTATGAGTATAATCAGCCTTTACAGCTGAGGCGTTTTGAGTTAATCCAATGGATTGCACTGAAGCAGAATGTGTAAAATCTATGACTAATATTGAGGCGTTTTGCGTTGATGATATTGATTGAACATTTGCATCATGTGTACAATCAGCTTTTGCAGTTGAAGCGTTTTGTGTTAATGAAACTGTCTGAGCTTCAGGTTTTATAGTTTGTAAAGTTATCTTTGGCGTGGATTCGTTCTGCGTAATTGTTATTGACTGTACATTTGCAGAATAAGAACAGTCAATTTGCAAACCGGGTGAATTCTGAGTTACTGAAATTGTCTGTGCATTTGCTTGATGTGAATAATCCGCTTTTACAGTAGAAGCATTAATTATTGAGCTTAATGTCAACAGCGTAGCAACGACCGTAGCGGAAATCGTGAGTGCAACTGAATTTATGGCTGAGGTAATAGTTTGGGAATTCGCTTCAACAATTACTGGTGGTGAAATATATTCACACGCCCCAATTGTCCAATTATCTCTTGTTACCCCGAAAAAATCATCTGTGAAACTTCCACTTAAATCTTTTCCAGCAGTGCCAACATCGCCCTCCGCCGTTATTGTATAATCATCAGCAGCAAGATTGTTAAATGGGTCTGCATCTAAATAAACATTATTAGCTCCTCCACCACTCCAATCGGCATCATCCCCTGTATGGTCAGAATTGGCATTGTTATTCCCAATTGTGAGCGACTGTATATCTTCATAATCAAGTGTTGCAGCACCATAACTGAGATTATTTTCAAGTGTAATTTCCTCATCACCACAGTTAATATTAACATCGCAATTATTAACTGTATTATTCGCAATTACCGCATCAGGAATATCATTATTCAGCGAAATACCTCTGCCCGATGTGTCATAAATAATGTTATTGTAGATTTTTGTTCCAGCATTCATAGTAGCATCAGTATGCTGCACACCTCTACTACATCCCTTTATAATATTTCGTCTATATGTAAAATTAAACTCTGTGTCAATTTGATAAATTACAATTGCATAATCCGGTTCTGATGTTCCCTCGATAAAAACCATGCCTTCTATTATTACATCGCCAGCTCCCTCCATTGCGTTATAGCAAATTGTTCCGACATAATTACAGGTAAATCTTGCTCCTGTTGAAGCATCCGTTGTGGTTGGGAAAGAAGCAGGTAAAACATGAAGTGTATGACCATTAAGAGACTCAGTAATATTAGCCGAAGCAGTATTCTCAGTAAATTCACTGGCATCAACAGTACAGGTAATATCACCTGTGAGGTTACCCAAGTCGTCCCAAAAGGCAGCCCATGTGGAATACGTTCCACCAGCAAGTTTTATTGTTACATTTCCAGAAGTTAGTGCCATTATTCACAAGCCTTCATAGTAATAGTTTCCTGAGTTACTATTTTGCTGTATTCTCTTTTATCATTCCAGTTCCTTAACTCGTCCACAGATAAGACTTTCTCAAAATCAAATGTCAGTTTACGAGGACGGTAATCAATCTGTGCCCTGTTTTCGGCTTGACGTTTGCTCCATGTCAACATTAAGTACATTGCATCAGATTCGAGAGCTTCTTTGATTGCAGTTTTCAGGACATCCAATTCCGCTTCAGAAACTGGAACAGACATAGTTTTCTTTACATTTTCGATAACTATCTTTCTCTGGACAGCCGCTTGTTCCCTGAAATCCTTAGCTTCTGCCTCTTTTTGTTCATTCCTGATGCCCTCACACCATTCTTTTGCCTGTTCGTAGGTGCAGTCTATCCTCACAATACCATAATGCTTTCTCTCATTTCTACCCCAGCTCCATCCATCAGGTTTGAACGTAATAAAATGACCCTTCTTAGAAATAGCATTATTCTTTCGGTAGAGCCACTCATCACTTCCACATTCAGGACAGGGCGCTTCAAAAGTATCATCCTCATATATCACCCTATCCATGTGATTACCCTTGTGAATAGGATTGAAACAGAATACCTGCGTATTAACCTTATCTTCGAGCCCTACAAGAAATTCCATAACCAAAATCCTTTATACCAAACTCCGTCTAAGTTCCCCTTTTATCGGTGCGACAGTAGGAACAAAAAATACTCCTGAGCTGATTACATTTCCCATCTTCCAATGTATAAACCTTACCAAGCAACCCACTGCCGGAATATCCTTTACATAAAGAGTTTCGATAATTTGACCTTCTATTAATTCTTGAGAAAGTAATTCAAACTCATGCTTTTTAATAGGCTTCTCCGCCTCATGTATGATATTAGTCTCATTTGAAATTTTAAGCGGTTTTTGAGGCTGTTTTACTGCCTTTTTGCGATTATATTTTCTCTTTTTCCTTTGTTGCATAACATAACCTTTCATTATCAGGGGCAGAAATTAATCCACCCCTGAATAAATTAACGCTCCTGCCTGAACCACGTATAGTCCACATAAAGTGATTCTACGGCAGCAGCACCGTTCAGAAATGCAATTGTGGGTGTTAATTCTGCGTCTGTTGGAATACTGTCAATGGAAGCATACGCATGAGTAGCAACGAGCGCCCCATCGATGTAGAACTTCAAGTCGATTTTATTCCATACAAAACCCAACGTGATCCACGTATTGTCAACGAATTCAATCCCTGTAGAAGTAGTTTTTGAGTCAGAATCTTTTGTACTCATAGCATCAATAACGGAATCTCCATCTGCTTTCATAAAATATATACCGTCAACGGTAGCAGCCATTGGAGTTTCATCTTCGGTTATGAGACCGATACAAAAATCAGATTGAATGTATTCGCTTATGTTGACTCTTGCCTCGAAAAGCAAATCTTTATCAGTCGCCGGCATGAACATTTCAGTGTGCCATTGTATATTTACACCATCATTTTCATTTGCCGCTGATTCAAAAAATAGCATACCGCCCAGAGAGTCAGGTAAAGTAATTGTAGAAGTTCCTGTGCCAGCTGAAACATCTGTTAATATCCAAGAGGAATCTGAAATACAGTTTACTTTGAAATCGAAAAAGTCATCGAAGAATACAAAGTAATCGGCAGGCTCAGGATACAGTATGCCCTCACGCAATACTTTACTTGCTGTTTTACTCCACGACAACGGTCCATACTGTGCAAATACCGGTATTGTGAAAGCAAATATCAATAGAATTGACAAAAAGATAAATATAAATTTTCTCATGTTTAACCTCATGATTTTGAAAATTGAATTACAGGGGAGCTTTGGACTCCCCCGCAAATTAGGTCTGTCCGCCGACAAGCTCCCAAGTGGTACTGGCATCTGTATTCATATACAGATCGGGGCCGCTGAGTTCAATAAACAGCGAACCTTTCGGCGCGGTGACAGTTGCATTTGGAGTTCCGGTCCCAACGATGATTCTGATACCGCCCAACGTATTGTAAACAATACCATCTGAGTCAGTACCAAGTATTGGAGAAACTCCAGCTTTATTTGCTTCTGTTTGTGTAGGTAGTGCCATGAGTAACCTCGCTTAAAAAAATGTTAATATTTCAAATATCAAACAACTTGAGAAAAATTACTCTCAGGTTGCATAAGCTTGCGGTGATTTGAGTCCGGTAAGAACCGCCTGCGCTGCCCTGTTACTTATGGCGATATTACCATACGCATTAACAAGACAGCTTCTTGCGTTCTGGTTTGCCGGTCTGGCGAAATCTGTTGCTTTGAATTTAGCTCCTGAATTGAAATACATATACATGTAATTATCATTCAGGAAGTAAATCCTGCCGTCAGTATCGCCGGTTTGCGCTACGACCATATCGTCGTCAGCAACAATGGGGATTCTTTTTCTGAATTGAAGAGTATTAAACCCAATATTACCGACCATTTCTACCATCGTACTACCGAGTTTACGTGAATCATAAACTCTTTCAAGCAGATCCCATAGATACTGGGGAAGAACTATCATGTTCGGAACTTCACCAGTAAGATATTTAGCCTTTGCAACACCTCTTTGCAGAAGCGTAGGAAGATAAACATCTTTTGAAGGATCGATAAGGTCAGCTTCTAAAGTCGCATCGTCCGAAAATCCACCGGCAACATCAACGGAAAGCATTTTGGACTGCCACCAGGCATTCGTGGTATCTTCAACAACCGCAATACCGCCTACGGTTGCGGAAACCTTATTGACCAGATAGTCGATAGTATTCCAATTCTTCGCCGTGGCTGCTGCGGATGCACCACCAGGATACGTATCGCCTCTTGTCCAGATGTGAGTAGCAAGAGATTCCTGGATGGAGCGTTGAAGATTTTTCATCTTCGTTGTCAGAATGTTTTTAATAGACTGATCGCTCTTGTTGTCAAGTTCATCTTCTATACAAACTGTTAATGAACCGGTGAGCATTTTGGGTTCATACTCGGCAGCAGTAGCGATTTCCTCCGGACGGAGTCCGATAGTATCGTATCGAGCCATGAACGCTATAACAGTTGATTTCGCATATTCAAGCGGCACAACTATTTTACGTTCATTGTATGTTTTTGCTTTCTGTTTCAGTTTCGCCAGCATGTAATGATTTGCTGTGAAAATCTGATTGTACAGAATTGGCAGATATTTTTTATTAATAAGTGCCGTCAGGGTTGTATAGTCTAATGCCATTGCTTATTCCTCTCTATTCAACAGAGAGTGCCTCTGATATATCTATGTCCTCATAAGATTCAGGCGGTTTCGATTCTATGGTCTTCGCCCCGGCTTTCTTCTCCGGGACCTTCGGTGGTACAGGAGGTTTTTTCTCCTCCGCCTTTTTCTTCTGATATTCATAGTCCATCAGTTTATAGGCATCCTCAAATTCAAGTATTTCTCCGGTTTCTTCGAACTTCTTCAACCAGAAGTCATTTACTTCTTTCTTCTTGGTATCAGAGAGTTTGTGTTTCGTAGCAAGCTCATTAAGAGCATTGTTTACGGCTTTTTCGCCTTTCAATTCAGCGTTTTCATCAAGTGCTTCATTCAATTCTTTCTTAAAAGGGTTTAAATGCTCATTTGAGTCAAAATTGAATGCAGAATCAATGATTGATTTAGCTTCTTCGCCCAAAACTTCACTCAGTATTTCTTTTATCTCCTGGACTGTTTCAGCATTACCTTTAAGCTTATCAATCAACTGAACGACAGGCTCAACCGCTTTTCGCATAGCAGCCGTTTCCTGAGCTTTTTCAGTATTGGTTTTTTGCCATTCTTCTTTATTCGCCGAGTCCTCTATAAATTTATTCATCTCAGCTTCGGTATAGACTTTTTCACCAATCTTGAAAATAGGCTCAGTAGGTTCTTCTTTTTCTTCACCGGTTTCTTCATCTTTTTTACCTTCTGGCTGCTCATCAGATTTTTCCTCAACCTTTTCCGTCTTATCATCTGCGGGAGTCTCTGTGGACTCGGGTTCAGGTTTATCTGGCTTAACCTCTGATTTCTTCTCTGTAGATTCAGGTTGCTCCGGCTCGAATATTTTGGAGTCGCTGATATCTACATCATCAAAGGTTTCTACTGTTGTTTTCTCGACTTTTGTTACAGCTGCTTCTTCTGACATTGTATTTTCCTTTCAGTTGGTCTTGCGACACTGTGGAATGGTTAATAAAAAAGCCCGAATATCAGTCCCACAATGGAACGTCAATATTTCTTTTCTTAGTAAGAGCCTTTTTTGGGGCCGTCCCCGGTTCTTTTACCTCTCGTTGTTTTACCCATTATTTGCCTTTCTTTTTAAAATCTTTGCATGAAATAACAGAAAGCATTATCCCAAGTGTTTTTTCATTGTGCATTATTCTTACTATTTTATCACAAGGATTTGTTTTTACATTTCTTACGCAATCTTTACAAATATCAGTATTTACAAGCTTTGCCATCACAATCTCCTCTTTATTTGAATTTCACAGTTAGAAAATCCACCTTGATTCAAGTTTATAGTAAATGTTAATTGACAGGTCTCTTTTGCAGTTACCTTATCGTCAATTATTCTCTTAATTGCTCCGCTAATCTCCGTTGCTTTCATCAACAGATTGCATGAATCCGGAGAGGATTCTTTCTTTGTGTTCATCAGTTAATACCTCGAATTCCTGCGTTTGTAAGAAATCAGGGAATTGTAAAACTATTTTTTGCATTTGTCTTTCTTCAAGAGAGCCTTCCCATTCTTCATCATTTATAGCTTTATCAACAAGTTTTTCGAATTCTTTAAATGCTTCATTCCTTTCTTCCTGATATTTTACTAACTGTTCTAAGCCCTGACGTTTATAGTAATCCTCAATAATATCCTTTTTATTAGACTCCGCCAATGCTCTTACAACAGCTTCTATACCATAAACACCCTCTTTAAACAGCGTAATAGCCCTTTCCTCAGAAGCTACTCTACCGGAAGGCAATCTCGTCCCTGTGACCACTTCAATGTCCAATCTGCTGTCTTTAAGGCTCATTCCTTCCTCATCATTTTCGAGCTTCTTTACTTCATCCAGACTATACGTATTTGTATAGTTACCGACAGGATCGTAATCAGTAAACTTGAATTCACCACTTGCTTCTTTCTCGCGTATAGAGACAATATCTTCATCATACTGTTGGATTAACCAAACAATGAATTGACCCATATCATAAACATAATCAGTAATTTCATTCGATATCTTGAAGCGCACTCTTGCCTGTGCAGACTCTTTAAGTTCCTGAATTGCTGAAGCAGCTGTTATGCCGGTCGGTTTTTTCCCCTCAATGATATCGTGGATGCCGGTAACAACATCGGTCAGCTTTAACAAAACTTCTATAAAAGTAAATGTATAGGCTGGGATATTCGGAGGAATGTCCCAACTGATTTCATTCGGATTCCGGACAATAACATTTTCACCGGCATAGCCTATGACTTTCTTTTTTGTCCATTTCCACCAGGAGTCCAAGATCTTACGAATCGGATTACCGGATTTCTTGATATTCTCAGCAATACTACTCATTACCTCATTTAAGCATTTTACCATTGTCCACGTTAATTCAGGCTCTCCGATCCCGATTATACTATGTGCTGACCGGTAATTCCCCATCATGAAATACGGTATCGGTGGCAAATAATCGTCGTCATCTTCCGGTTTGTAATCACCCCAGAGTGGATCGTCGGCAAGAAGCTCATTATTAGCCCATATAGTGAGCCTTCCATTAGGATATTTCTCCTCATCAGCATCCATAGTGTAACATTCTTTGACAAGCACCATATCAGCTTTATCCTTCTCGGAATCGTCTGCTATCTTGAAAGACTGATATTCATCGAGATATCCCTCTGGTGTTACGTCTTTGCCGTATTCTTTTTTGACCTCTTCAGGATGCTTAGGAGTGGCAAATATCTGGTATCTGCAATCTTTCCTTATGTCAAGGCTTATTGAGTTGGGAGCCGGAAACCATGTGAAGATATCAACAACGCTGATATCGAGACCACAAAGCTTATCGCCTTTCAATCTTGGCAATATTGAGGTCAACCCGTTTGATAATTTAAGCGAATCTTTCGTCGTTTCAATTATCTTTCTTTTCAATTTAGCTTTTGAAGTTAGTTGATTTTTCCGTTTCTGCATCATATCAGCAAAGAAAATATCGTTTTCTCCGTCTGGCATCACATCGAAAGTAGGGAGATAGTCCGAAATGATTGGCAATTCAGTCTCTATAACGGCAAGGGGAAGATTGAATTTAAGCTTCGTATTCAGTTTTGGCGTATCTACATCAACTTCATTGTTGTAACGTTTTTCATTCTGTCGCCACTTTTTACGCTGGCTGTCCCAGTATTTTTTAGCTTCCTCAAACCACTTCTCCCGGGAAGCCACGAGAGCTGATTCATCAGTTTTCATATCAGATTCTACAGTCACTTGATCATCAAGTAATTTGATTTCGTCAACCATTAATCCGTCCACTCTTTCATATCTTCTTCTGAGCCAGGCAAACTGTCAATAAATTTGGCAATCTCTGTTTTTGGTGCTTCTGGTTTACCAGTTTCCGCGGTGTGCATTAAAACGTATCGTATAAGGTCAGCAAGATGATCCTCGCCGTCAGTATCAACATCTTCAACTCTTGTGTCATCATGAACAAGCCCTGGGATCGTCCGAATTGTATTCACGCAATTCTCAAATATGAATAGTTTAGGTTTCAGATTGCTGTCCCAGTAGAGCATATCCCTCATTTTAGCCCAACCACTTACTCGATTGTTATTAGCTCTTGTGCAATAAAGCCCTTCACGGATGAATATATCCGCTATGGACTCGGTTGTATCATCCTCTTTAAAGTCCTTAACATACTGGCTACGTGTCCAAATAGAAGGGTCGGCAAGCGTTGTGATGATATTTTCTTTCGGGTCAGTCATACTGAGAACCTTACGAGCCATTATTGTCGGTGTGTTCTGCTGCTCATAAAATTCTCGATATATATAATGATTGCCTTCGTAGTCAATAGCGAACCATCCAACAGATCCGAAACCTGGGAAATATCCCCAATCAAGCCCTCGAAATCTATTCCACTGCTCAGGTATCAAGAAAGGCTTGACAATGTGAATCTCATTACTCCACATCTCAAAGAATTGCCCTGAGAATGTGTCCCAATCACCATAACGCCAAGCTCTCCTGAGTTTATCGTCTTTGATTGATTCAAGAAAATATACATACCCAGGATCATTGTCCGTAATCTGCGGGCAGTCATCAACTTTAGCAGGAATGAATACCCGTGACCTTTTCCCACCGGCATAATAATAAGTTTTTAATCTTGCAACATCTACGAACCTTGATTTTACCCAAACATGACCTACACCACCTGGATTGGTCGTATTAAACACTTGAGCTGGTAGTTCAGGAACTGTTGAGCGTGCAGAGGATATTAACATCTCATAATCTTTTTCACGAGGTATCTGTGTCAATTCCTCAACAAGTATTTTCTGATACTCATGACCTTGATATTTTGTGTAAGCGTGTTCGTCTTTGAGATGTCCGGTGCGTATGAAAGCTCCTGAGGGGAATTTAATTATAGGGGGTTTACCGGTTAATCTTGCCCCTGTATGTGCATAAAATACTTCTGCGCGGGCACTCCAGTCTGAGAGATCGTCAGCGTTTCTTCTAATAACGAGACCTCGATAGAGTTTATTTGATATATATTCCGGCTCTATCATCCAGGCAAGACCTCCCTCGGTTTTACCACCACCACGAGCACCACCGTACAGTATTTCGAATTCATCTCGTTCTAATGCTGCCGTCTGCGGTCCCGGATTCGGTTTCCATGCCATATTATCGCCCTCAATTATCACAGAGTATATATTTGAAAGTGTAAACAGTACGGACGCCATTAACAGTGAATTCAAAATCAATAATAAATACAAAATAGGGGCTTTTCTGCTCTTTTTTCTTGACATCATTCAACATTATCCTCTTTTTCATCAAGTCCATGACCAATAGTAGAGCCAACCGCTTTTTTCTTTGGGAGATGCACAAGATTATCTTCCTCCCCGTTTTCAATATCACGGACTGCTCCACAATTACCAAGATTAACGTCAACTACTTCTTTGAAAATGCCGAGATGTTTCCCAAGAAGTTCAAGTGAGCCCTTTTTATCGTGAAGTTTAAACTTTATACTACCACCGTCTTTGGTTTCGGTTTGGGATACCTCTGAAACTACGGCGGACTGGTCCTTTGTAAGCTCACCAGAATTTTTTAAAGTCACTGATGAATTATTCCAAGTGGCATAATCACACATGTTTGAAAATCCAAGTTTAGCCAACTCCTTGACAACCATATCTTGAGTAATCTGAGTTCTTTCTGACCTTTCTTTCTTTAATTCTGCGATTCTCTCTTGAACCTTAACATTTGATAACAACCTTGAACTTTGTTCTTGAGCAGTTTTTGGACTGTATTCAGCCCTTTCCGCAGCTCTTTTCCCATTCAAATCTATAATATATTCTTGGCAGAACCTTTCCTTTTTATCTGTGAGTCCAGTCATCCTTAATCAGTCCAATCCTTTTTAGGCTCTGATTCTTTTTCTTCTTCTACGTTTTTCTGTGATTTTGTTTCTGGTGTAGGATAATATCCTTTGAGAATAAAGAAGCCGTATTTAATACCAGCTCTAAAAGATAAAGCTCCTAAAGTAAAGGCTATTAATAGTAAGATATTAGTTATTATTATATAATATATGGACATTCTCTTTTCCCTTTCTTTATGAGGAGGTACAGCCCGGTTTGCCCGGAACCGAGCCATACCTTATTCGAAAGGAGATGTATCTATGAATAACCTTTGTGACAGGTATCACGTGCGGAATATAATACTTTGTCAAGCGTAAATGTTCTCGAAAAACAGAGAACATTAAGAAGAAGTATTTATAATATTAAAAATCGTTTTGTAATTGAGTTGATATTTCTTGGAAATAACCTTATACAATTCTTCTGCTTTCTCGCCTTTTTTCCGGCGGTCACGAAACTCCTGCTGTATGAGAATATTGCGTATTGGAACTGAGGGAATTATTGATTCGGGGTTAATAAATTGGGGAGAGATACCCATATCAGTAAGTTCATCAGAAATTACTTTTTTTAAACGTGACATTATAAGAAATAAAGAACTATTTATATGTGTTTCCATCTTTTTCGTTTTATTATATATTCCGTATGACGACTTGTTATATTAAAATCTTTAGCAATATTTATTGTTTTTTCACCATTTGAAGAACGTAATCTAATTTCTTTTACATCATTTTCAGTTAATCTTGCTTGTGAATGTTTTTCACCTTCATGGCAACTTAACCCTATTTTAAATGAATGTTCAATGTTTTCCGGATGATTTACCAATTCCAAGTTATCAGGTCTGTTACATGCCCTGATACCATTGATATGATTGATTTCAAAACCATCAAGGATTTCACCATTGAAATAAATCCACACAACCCTGTGACCAAGACAATGATATTTTTTCCCATTTTTACTAAAATCAATACGAATATAGCCGTCTTGATTCTTACTATTTAGTTCTCTTGGAGTAATTTTTTGATATTTGGTTTTCCCATATCTTGTGGCAATTCTCCAAATTCTACCTTCATTGTCAATCCTGAAATATCCTTCTTCAATGGCTTCGATGAATAAATACTCTTGGTGTGCTGGTTTCATAAACTCCTCTATATTTCTTTAACTTTTACTTCCCACCGGGGAGAAACAGAATAACTTTTTGTAGCCATTATCTTTACAACTTGCGAATCGTCACGCCAGAAAGATAAAACTGTCATACAGTCAAGTATATTTTTTATTAAATTATCTAAATCCGGGTTTACTGCAGGCAATATTTTAAAATCGGCTGCAGCATGTTGTTTTTTCCCCGACCATGACCGCGGTATAGGTAAATAGGCATTGATAACCACTTCGACAGGGAATAAAAACGGTTCTCTGGGTCGGTATCGTGTCAACAAACCCATTATTTGCTCCTCATTACGCTCCTGTTGTGATGCTTTGTGAATAGAAACATGAGGACCCATTTTACGTGCTCTCGGCCGCATCTGTGCTTTTGGTATTATTGGAATCGTAAATTCAATTTGCTTTCTTGGATAATCCATTTTCATTTGACTTGGTAACATATTACACCGCTATTCCTAACGCTTGAATTTGTTTTTACTGACATCGATTACTCCCCCGCTTTAATAAACTCAATAAGAGTTTCCCATTCATGCCAAGCCGCATTATGTAATTTTCCATCTTTTGTTTCAACAACAGCATAAGTATCTTGGAAAAAGGTTTCGTGAGGTTCACAATCAGAGTTCATACATTCCATAAACCCGTGAAACATAGCTTGTTCCCACTCATCATTTTTACTTTGTCTGAATTTACACTTACGTTTTTTCACCATTCACTCCTTCTTTACGCAGGGCTGGCAGGATGGCTTTTTAATGAGTTTATTAAACTCGGCTAACCACGTGTCCTGAACACCATTGTCACATTCCGAGCCACAGCCCTGCATTATAATTTATCATTCACACTTTTTTTATCAATACTCCACACCATTGGCAATGATAACCATCTTTATATAAATTCATTTCTTCTTGGCTTAATTCCATTTTACATCCTGGACATTTAATTTTTATTGGTTTTTGCTTGTTAGATGTTTGTATTTTTTCGATCCCGTCTTTCCTTAACCATTTTCTAATCATCTTATTATGGTCTGTATAATTCTTTCTTCTATTACCTTGACTTAACCATTCATCAGCATCTTCAATTTTTCTCTCTATTAATCGCTTCCCATAATCTTCAATGAGTCTATCATGTTCTTTTTGAGTTAGAAAAACTTCATCGAGAAATTTTATTTTTTGAGTGAGTGGTTTTTCTTTTTCTTTACTCACTTTCTTTTTAGTATTTGGAGTAGGAGATGGAGAAGGAGAAGAAGAAGGGGGCGTTACATTTCCGTTACTTTCTTTTTTTTGTGATTTATTATAACGATGTTTTTGTACCCTAACTTTAGTATTAATACGCTGTTGTTCTTCTCTATACATACGCCTATTAATAAGCGTTACATTGGTGTTACAATTTGTTACATTTCCGTTACATGTAACATTTTCGGTATCACAAATATTATTTTCTATGAGTTCTAAAATAACTCTTTTTGCTTCTTCTTCTGTAACACCCAAAATTCTACTATATTCAATAAAAGTCTTGGATAATTTCCCTTTTGTTTTAGAAAACCACATATAACACAAAATATCCATCCACGCACCTTTAGCCTCTAATGATAAACAACCCGTGTCTATTATCCAATCTTTCCAATAAAATTGGTCTGCTGGCGCTTTGCCCATTAAATTTTCACCCTATATTTTTAAATTGAACATTTCTAATTAAAATAGTTTTAATTGAATGCTTCTAATTGTACATCATCTGTACGTTTCTTACTCATACCCCCGTAACCTAAATCAAAGCCGATATAGTTACGCCCGTATGCAAGTGCTACTTTACCGGTTGTACCCGAACCTATGAATGGGTCGAGTACTACTCCAGGATGGAAACCTGCGTTACAGCCACAGTCGGTGTAGCCTATAAATTTTCTACCTTCTCCGACATGAGATATACCTTCTTGATAGTTATCGATTTCTGATTCACTTGCTACTCGATCAGTATGTTTAATGCGACCTTCTTTAACATCTCGTACCCGAATATTAAATGCTTCTTGACTTGTGCCTTTATATATCTTCTCCCGTGCTTTCCCGCATTTATTACATATCTCTTTCGGACAGCCGGCAAGTATCGGTGTCTCTATGAGTTTTTCGGGAAATACGGCAAAATGACTGTCAGGGAACGGTTGTGTTGGTATGTCCCAAACTGCCCTTTTATTACGACCCTGTGGGTCTGGTCGCATACTTCTGTCTCTATATGTAGTCTGTCCTGTACCTTCATCCCATGTACTTTTACCATCAGCCTTGAGATTATCTCCTCCCCATCTATCAAGTGGTGCAGTATATGGTTCAAACTGTTGCTCAAAGTAATATTTCTTGCTCTTCGTAAAGAAGAACAGCTTCTCAAAATCTACCGTAAACCTGTCTTTAGCACTCGATGGCATACAGTTACGTTTCCACCATACTATCGTATTACGTTTAATAAATCCAAGTTCATCTGTCATCATGAGCGTGAAGCGTTCGGGTATCTGGCAGAGAGACTTAGATTGGGCATTTTTCTTTCCTTCTTGACTTACACCAGCATAACCATCGGTATATGGAACAGCGCCGTATTGTGGGGTATTCTTACTCATTCTTCTAAGTTGCTCCATACCACCGCTTTTTGTACCATAGGTATCTCCAATATTTACAAAACATGTTCCGGTTTTCTTCAACACCCGCTTTACTTCTGCAAATATCTGTTTCAAATGCTGAATGTAGAGTTGGAATGTGGGTTCAAGTCCTAACGACCCACGCCATGCGTCACAGTGGATGCAGAAATTAGAATAAGTGCCTTTGCCTCTTAAATCAGAATCCTGTAAATATCTATTACTCCCGACATTAGCTGGTCTATCGGGATGATTCTTGCCCCCCATCGGAGGTTTAAACACCGTATTCCACTCATGCTTACAGTTCTCATCTCCATCCCATATCTGCGGTGGCAATCCATATTCACGCAAGCCCCAGTTAATAAGGTGGAGAAGTTATTATACAATCCACATATTCATCTGTTAATTGTTTTAGTAAATCTAACGAATGACCTATGTGTGTTTTATTTAACCAATCCACCTGCTGACATCACCTCCTCTATGTGTCTTATTTATCTCAAGCATTAATACCCTCTATAAAAACCAAAAATACCCAATCCAATAGATATATATGGGCCCCTCCCTTTATGCCATACCGGAGTCCATAAACATATCCAGAAAGCGACAGGTTTATTGTAAGCTGGTCTGTATTCAAAATCATAGTTCACATGTTCATGTTTCCAAGTCATAGCTTTTATACCGCGAAAGAAACTCTTTATATCAACGTGAAATGTCATCATGTAAGATTTCCTGTGCCTTGCAGCACTTATTAAGCATTATCTATTAGCCTCAAAGAAAGCTTTTGCGAATCCTGGTGGTGTTATTGCTCTTAAATCTTTTCTATTTAAAGAAGGCGGATATTTATGTATTTTGCTACCCTCAATCGGTTCGACTCTATTTTTAATAGGCATATTAAAATTACCCCAGAGACACGTTTTTTTAGTATATGGATCTCCATAATCACAAGGATTGAATATTAATTGTGGGTCTCCAAGAAAATCTCTGAGCTTTCCAACAGGGTTTTCGATAGTCCAGAATTTTAATTCATACTGGTGTGCCATGATTATGCGATAACCCCTGAAGAATATTCTCATATTTTCCCATACTTCGGCGGTAATTCTTTGCCAAAACCATCTTGCTCCTGAATTAGCCCAGCATGTGCAATCGGTTGCAAATAATGCTCCATAAACATTTTTAAGCGCACAAAGTAACCTAATTGTCTCCTCATCCAGTAAATCATATTTTGGTAATGTAATATTTCTGACATCATAGCCTGCTTCCATGTATGGTTTACTCCAAGCACCTGTACCACCGCAAAGGTCAAGGATGATTTTATCTTTATTAAGCATTATTAATTAGCTATCCCGTTTATCGTAGCCTTTTTAACCGGCAGGAGAAGGGTAGCCCGCCGGTAACGTATGTTAGGTTAAGGTTAATGTTTACTTCTTCCCTTCGTTTCTTCCAGGTTATAGTCGGCTGACTGCATTTTCAATTGCAGTAGAATATCTACGTATTCTACTATCAATAGTTTTTAATTTGCTTAAAACATTTGAACCGAGTGCTTCTGGTTTTTGGGACTCATCCTGTTGTTTTACTTCAGCACCGACTAAGGAATTACATTGCAATTCAGTTACTCTTGATACATTGTCGAGTCTTTCTACAGCATCCATTATTTCTTCTGTAGCATTCTCAAGATCCATTTCTTTTTTTTCTACAATTTTTTTACACATTTTGTTACCTCCTGTTAAATTTTCTCAAACGTGATCACGCTTACCCAATCCTCTGGCGATTTACCAATGAATTTACAGAACTCATCAACTGTTTTGCACATACCACCCTCAGCAATCAAATTCTCAGGAGTCATATTCTTTAACTGCTGACGATATGGTACATGTGTCAATATAAATTGACCTATACATTTTCCTTTAGCATACGGTAATTTGTCATAAGCAGTATGTATCAATCTGTGAGTACGCCAAAAATTTCTCCACATAAGAAAGTGTTCTACAGACCAGTCACGTCTTGTCTCGGTTTTCTGGCCGCTCAGATATTCATCAACTGTCTGTGCAAAACTTATGATTGCCATTATTCAAAATCCTTTTTTCTATCATTTAAGCGTTCTATAAGAGCATTTAAAATTCTATAAGCAGTAACCTTGTTATACATTATGTGAAGCCACTCTATAAGAGCATCAGCCATCATAATGCCAGTTTTCTTGCCACGATTCATAATTTATCCTACTTTGGAAATTCTGAATATATTCTTCCGTCAAGTTCAGGCATGTGAATTACTTTGCCGTTTATTTCCATCTGTTTTAAAAAGAAAGGAACATTCCATTCGATACACTGGTCTCTTAAATTCCTTATACTATTAATATTTACTTGTCTTCGGTTTTGTCCTGATTCGCAACCGCAGAGTATCCAATCAATCTCTTCGCTTGGAAGTGCTGTTACATATTCACGAGGAATACCAAGATTGTGGCTATAATATGTAACATATTCAGTCGTCATTAAATATGGTTCTAAATTAATACTTTCCAATTGAGGCTCAACACTCACAATCCTTTTGCTTGCCTGTATCGGTAAGAGAATATGACCTTGTTTACCAACATCTGGAGACATAGGGCTTATATTTGAAGTCTCTTTTTTGCGAATACCCTTTTTTCTTTCTCTAAAAGCACGTAAATTACATTTATGGCTACAATACTTTTTTAATGCAGAACCTTCAATATCTACACCACAAACTTCACATTTTCTACTACCCTTTGCGGTATAAACAACACCATAATTAGAAATGAAATATCCAGGATAATTAGGAATTGGCTTTATTTCTTCTTTTATGTTATGCATTAATAGTTGTACACTTATTTTATCAATTTCTCTTGCTATAAAAAATGGTCTTTTATAATAACTTAAATATTCCAACATTCTTTTAGGTCGTTTAGTAAGAACTATAAAGGTATGCAGGGGATTTAATGCCATCAGTGCAAAAACCTTATCTATAAAATTCTCTGGCACATCTTCATGAAACAAATCACTCATGCTACATACGAATATCTTGCGAGGTTTTTTCCAGTGTAAAGGTTTTTTAAGTCGATCGGGATGGCACTGCACATCAGTAAAATTCCTATCTCCCCAGAATCGTTTTGCTATACGCTCTGCATAACAGTTTTTACATCCCTCTCGTATTTTTGTGCAACCTGTTACCGGATTCCAAACCTCATCGCACCATTCGATTTTTGTCATTTAATTTCCCCCTGTATCCTTTCACTGCTTTATATGTGCAGAATACCATACCTAATAATAAAATAACCAAAAAGGCAGTTTTACATTTTACTGATATTAAATACAGCATTAATGAACAGTTAAGAAGCATTACATCAATAATAATTGCGATTAGAATACATTTAAAACGTTCTTTCATTTGATTATCCTGTCCTTTGCTTTTATGCGAACTGCCATATTTAATTGCATATACGTCCCACCCATTACTACATTTTGCCGAGTAGTTATATATATATTTTTATTTTCAGCGAAATATTTAACCGCCTGTTTTGCCGCTTCCAACTGAACCTCCGATAATTTCACCATAAAATGTTTCATTTCCTTTACCTCTTCATTTGGGTTGTCATGTGATTTGTAAGTCCAGTTTTAATTGTTGCCGTTCATATCCTATTCTCTTGTTTGCTATCTCGCAATACTCGGGTGATATTTCCATGCCTATAAAATTACGGTTAGTTCTGATACAGGCGACTGCCGTTGTGCCTGAACCGATAAATGGGTCGCAGATAAGGTCATTTTCGTTTGAATAATTATATATAATCCAATTAAATAACTGCAGAGGTTTCATAGATGGGTGCAGTCTCTTTTCTTTATGTTTCATATCTTCTTGTAACATACCAGACCATTGCCATGTAAATTTTCTTGTGGCTGTTTTGAAACTTGTCCAGGCTAATTCACAATCAGAAAAATCTGTATCGCCATTTACCTTGTCCCATATTATCCAGCAAGATGCTTCTGGGAGTTCATAATCAGTATAATAATTACCCCCGAATATTATTTGGTTTTTACTAATTCTGAATATTTCCTTAAAATAAATTTCATTTATTCGTGTTATATCCCAATCAAAAGTACCATAATCTATACAATGAGTTAAATTTCCACGAGATAGTCTTTTCTCTCTATTTTCATTTATTCCATACGGCGGGTCAGTCAGCACTAAATCAACACTCTTATCTGGCAACTCTTTCATCAGCTCCAGACAATCACCGCATACTATTTTATCTTTCTCAAACATTTACTTTCCAATTCCCTCAATCTGTCAATAACCGCACCAAGATCGCACAACTTGATTAACACTTCTGATTCGTGACCTCTGTGATCACACCCGCAAATCTGAATGTATATCTGAGAATTATTTACTTTTAATAGATTTATGATAGGCTGTAGGTATTTCATCTTATCCAGCCCAATTCTTTGGCTTTCTTTTGAGCTTTCTCAAACCAGCCACTTTCGTGACTGAATTTAAAGTAACAGTTGGCTTCGTCTGGAAATACTACTTTAAGTTTTGCGAGGTTTATGTCATCGGCCCGACAAATAGCTTCCATGAGAGCTATTCTAAAATCCCCCATCATACCATATTTCCACTTAATGACAGTTTCCTCTTCAGCACTCATAACAATTTCTTTTTCTTTTATTTCTGACATCTTATTTTCCTTTCTGCGGGACTGGCAGGATTCGAACCTGCACCTCTGATTCATCAATGTCAGTGTGTCCACCAATTACACCACAGCCCCGCATTTTCCTTCCCAACATTTTCAGGAGATGGGAAAGGGTTAATTTTAATCGTTTAATAGAGAAGATTGTCCATTATTTATATCAGCGTCCAGAGCTTCCTTGCTCATGTCTCCAGGCTTGTCTTTCTCTTCTTTCTTCGGCCGGCCTGGTTTCTTTTTCTCCGGTTCTACAGCCTTATCGCTACCGGTATATTTCTTTTTTTCTTTAAGCGGTGGAAATGTTGCATCGACAGATGTATCGCCGTCTTTGATTGCAGTTTTCAACCCGGTAAGTATTTCAAGATCCTCGAGTCCAACATCTTCAACACCTTCTTTGCCAAGAGCTGAAAGGATTCTTTCCTCTGTAACACCCATTTTCATGAAATAAATAAAAGCCTTTGACCGGCGTTCTACGAGCGTTGTTGCGTTTCCTATAGCCGTTTCTTTGGCTTTTAAATAAATTTCATTGACAAATGTTTTGGGAATGACTTTGAAGATTGCATTTCTGAGAGCTATTGAACAGGCAGCATTTGCTGTTACACCGATCATATCAGCATTGTACCGCTTACCATTTTTTTTAGTAATTCTTCTGCGAACTTCAATTGTAGAGGACACGTTCTTTTCGAGATCGTGAGCAACACCTTGAGCAACAATAAATCCGTTATCTTCGCCGATAATTCTTGCGCCGTAACGCATGTTACCCCAGGACGAGCCGACAATTTCAGCAAGTCGCACGCCAGGACCCTCGATAATTCCTTCAGCTCGTGATAATTTATAGAAACAAGAAGCAGCAGTTTCTTCATCAATTGTTGCCATCGATAAGGCTTCCTGTTTAAAGTTACTGATGCTACGGGGAAATCTGTGTGCTGTAGCAACCTGGATGTCAATCTCTGCACGGGTAATGCGATCGATCTGGTTTACGCTAATATCTACCACCTCTTCATCTTCTTTGGAAGCAACATCATCCTGAGTAAATACTTTTGCATCTTCAAAATCAACATTTTCGGGTTTCATGGTTTTTCTCCTTTTATTGTTTATTGTACCATTTTATCATTGCCTTTGCCCCTCCGCTGAATGTTTTACCTCTTGCTCTCCATCTACCCGTACTTGGGAAAAAATCAACCTGAGGCTTTCCTAATCTTGCTCTAATGATAACGGTCTCGCCTCGATTCTTTATTTCCTTTTCAAGCCTACTTCTTTCAAGTATTGCCATATTTTGTTTATACCAATCGGCATGTTGCTTTCTTTTTTGTTCTCGCATGAATTTGAAATCTTCTGCCATATCACCCATTATTGATTACCTTATGTAAATATTTTTCTTCCCTTAACGTATGGACACATACCAAACCAACCACACCACGAAGGGCTGCACCACCAACTCCCTGGGTACGATGGGGGGAAATCACCTTGCTTTATCAATTTTGAAACTATTTTAATACGTAGCAAAACCGACTGTTCATATTCAGGAGTATCATTTCCCTTTCTTATTTCTCCGCATACTTTAAGCTCATTATCCCATAAAGTATTTTCATCTTTGGGGCCGTTCTTCATATTGGAAAGTATGACGAAATCAGCCGGTAAATCACCGAATCCGTTTTCCCTTAAAAGTATTCTATATATTGAAACTTGAATCTCCTCATTTTCTCTACCTTTCGGCCATCTTTTTTTACTGGTTTTAATATCTTTAAGACTGCGGTCTACTGCCACGTCCGGTTTACCGCTTATAGGCATTCCAACACCTACATCTGCGTATAAACGTTCTTCAACAAGAGCTATTTCTTTTTCGCTTGGAGCAATGTGTGTATGGTGAAAAGTAGAGGAACAGAGAGATTCATTTAATGATTCATTCAAGATTTCATTTTTTTGTGGGATGTCTTTTTTATTAAACCAAACACCCTCATCTTTAATAAGTGTTGTGAATTTATCCCGGGTAGCATCCTGGACTTCATCGATGGACGCCGGTTCCCCCTTTTCGATCTTATGCCGGTAATTATGTTCTATGCCGGAATGTACGCTTGATCCTTTACGTGCGGCAACGCCAGGCGGTATAATTATATTTTTGACATATCTAAGATACACTTGGTAGGGACAGCGAGCATACATATTGAGAATTGATTGTGTAAGAGCCTCAATCATGCTAATACCTTTTCCTTAGGTACAAATTTAAAATGGCATTTTGGACATTCAACTTGACTGTCGAGTTTTTTCTGAATGATTTCACGCTCTTTGCGTTCAGCTTCGAGTTTTGCTTCGTTTTCGAGCCGTAACTTTTCCGCTTTTTCATGTTCTTGCCGAGCAATCTCCTCACGTTCTTCACGATGCTTTTTCTCAGTAGCCAACCGTTCTTTCTCACGCTCTTTACGTG